AGGGGCGACCCCACATGTATACAGGGAGAGACGCCAATCCAATTTCTGAACAAGATTCAGAAGGTGGCGTACGAACTTAATCCATTCATCGTAGGCGTAGCTGAGAGGCTACAAGAACGACAGATTGAGGTCGGCAAGTTCATCCCTGTCATCTCGCTTGACCTGCCGCCGAAGCCCGTAGACATTGCCGAGAACAAAGAGTCTCGCAAAGACTACTGTCGGCGTGCGGCTGAGGTCATGAACGTCAACGCACAAGCATTCGGAAGATCATGCCGTACACGCATGACCATGAACGCTGTGAAGATCTTCAAGAAACACAAGAAGTTCTACTGTCCGTACTCCGCTGACTATCGGGGTCGGGTGTATCCAATCCCTGCGTTCTTGACACCCCAAGACACAGACTTTGGTAAGTCGCTGATTCGTTTCCACGATGAGGCGTTTGTAACACCCGAGGCAGAACAATGGTTGGCGTTCCAAGTTGCCACCACATACGGTCTCGACAAAGCAACCATGCAAGAGAGACTGGAGTGGACGGCGGCAAACCACCCGCTCATCACAGCTATCGCCACTAACCCAGACGACAACCTTGGAGACTGGGAAGGTGCCGATGAACCGTGGCAGTTCCTTGCAGCCTGTGAGGAATATCACGCATGTGTCATTACATGCACCCGTCAATTCACAAAATTGATGGTAGCCACGGACGCAACCTGCTCAGGACTACAGATCCTGGCTGGTCTAGCCCGTGATGAATCGACTGCAAAGTTGGTCAACGTTATCCCTGGTGACAAGCCACAGGATGCGTATAAAGTTATAGCTGAACACGCGAAACCTAACGTCCCTGATTGTGTCAAACCACACATGGATCGTAAGGTGACCAAGAGAACAGTTATGACGATTCCTTACAATGCAAAGCCATTTTCTAACAGAGGTTACATACGTGATGCACTGAGAGAAAAAGGATTTGAGATTGAAAAGGATGACCTGACTGCAACAGTCAAGGCTGTCAGAGATGCGATGGAAGTCGTTGTCCCTGGGCCTATGAAAGTGATGAAATGGATTGAATCTGAAGTAGCTGCTGCCATTGATCGTGGTGAGCAACAGATCAGATGGGTCACACCATCAGGGTTTGTTGTTACACAACGTCTTATGAAAAGAAAACTGAAGCACATTGAACTTCAGTTACTTGGTCGGTGCAAGGTCTCCATCTCAACCGAAGAGGAAGAGAAGGTTGACAAAGCACACCATAAAAATGCAACTGCTCCAAATTTAATACATTCACTGGATGCCTCTCTCCTGGCGCTTTCTACGATACGTTTCAACGCTCCGGTGGCCCTCATACACGACTCGGTTTTATGTCGTGCTACTGACATGGGTGTACTTTCATCCATCGTTCGTGAGACATACATGCATCTCTTTGCAGAGCATGACTACCTCAAAACGTTTGCCATGCAGATCGGCGCTGAAACAGAACCACCAATCATTGGTGACCTTGAACCGTCACGAGTGATTGATTCCACCTACTTTTTTTGCTGATGAAAAAGATCATCAAAACCCCTGAGCCTGTCGTTCTCGACGGCTTTCAAGCCATCTTGCAGGTCAGCCAGTTCGGTAAGTTCCAACTGGAAGCGATCCTTGACGACACCATCATTGATGTCCTCGAAGCAGATCGTCCTGCTGCTCTTGACTGGGCCGCTTCTAAACAAAAGAAGCGTGACTACAAAACCAACGACGAACCCTGGAAGCCTGTTTCTGAGGGTAAGTACAAGACCCGGTTTACCTGGAGTGATGATGCCAAGCCTGTCATTGTTGACACTGAAGGCACCATCATCGAAGACGACACCCTGCCTCTCTACAACGGGAGCAAGGTCAAGTTGGCTTTCTACCAGAAGCCGTACTCCCTGCCCACTGGCACGATTGGCACACGCCTTGTAATGGAGGCAATCCAGGTTGTCGCATTGGCAGGGTCTGCCGGTGTTGACATCGGTGATGCTGATGACACAGATCCTGCTGCAATGTTCGGCAAGACTGAGGGATTTAAGCTTGGTGATCCAAATGTCGTGAGTGACGTCAACAATGACGAGGCTCTTGAAGAAGTTGACTTCTGATGGCATTTAGGTCCAAGCTCGAAGAGAAAGTAGCGGACCTGTTGGTTGACCTTGACGTCAAGTACGAATACGAAAGCGTCAAGGTTGACTACACTATCTCCCACCTGTACTGCCCTGACTTCGTGCTGCCTAACGGTGTGCACTTGGAATGCAAAGGGTATTGGGATAGTGCTGACCGTCGCAAGATTAAAGCTGTCAGGCAACAAAACCCTGACCTTGATCTGCGGATGGTCTTTCAGTCTCCGTTTAACACCATCTCTAAAAAATCCAAAACCACCTACGCCCAATACTGCGAGAAGCTGGGCATCCCTTGGTGTTCATACGCCAACATTCCAATCAAATGGCTGACTTAGAATCAGAATTTGTCAGACACATTCCATGTCCCAACTGTGGTTCGTCAGATGCAAACGCTTTGTACTCTGACGGCCACGAGTTCTGCCACAAGCGGTGCGGCTACAGCAAGCCCGCTGACGGTGCTCCAATCTTTCACAATCACACAATGCCTAATGTGGAACTTCAAGGTTCAGCTAGCAGACTGGCTACGCGGAAGATTAGTGAAAAGACCTGCGAACTGTTCAAAACCTACAAGGATGGACAGGTTCTACGCCACTACTATTACGATGTGGATGGAAGGCTTACTGGGGCTAAGGTAAGGACAAAGGGTAAAGACTTTCGCTGTGAAGGTGAGGTCAGCACCCTGTATGGGATGCAACTGTTCCGTCACAAGACGACAAGCAAGTCAAAGAAACTTGTCATCGTCGAAGGGGAAATGGATGCCATGAGCGTCTGGGAGGCCCAACCAAATTGGGATGTGGTCTCTATCCCCAACGGTGCACCAGCCGCAAAGAAAGCAATACAAAAGCACTACGAATGGGTTAATTACTATGACAAAATAGTCATTTTTCCAGATAACGATGAGACAGGCCAGAAGGCCGCTATCGAAATGGCGAGTGTCTTACCACCTGGCAAGGCATACATCGGCTTTCTAGCGGACTACAAGGACGCCTCAGAGGCTTTACAAGCCGGAGATGCTGAAGCTATCCGAGCTGTATGTAATTACGATCATCAACAATACACACCCGATGGCATTGTCGATGCCAAAGACCTGCTAGAAATTGTAACGACGCCCTCCCCTCCTGCTGATCATGACTACCCCTTTCAAGGACTACAAACAAAGCTTCACGGGATCAGGTTTGGGGAGCTTACAACAATTACTGCGGGCTCTGGCATCGGAAAAAGCTCCTTCTGTCGTCAACTTGCAGTTGACCTTCTTAATACAGGAGAACGAGTTGGTTACTTGGCACTCGAAGAATCTAACCGCCGTACTGCTCTCGGACTCATGTCATCAGCAGTCGGAAAGTCCCTCCACATTGGAGAGCACAGTAAGCGAGAGCTGACTGATTACTTTGACAAAACCGTAGCTAACTGGAACCTTCACCTCTTTGATGGTTTCGGCAGCTACGACCCTGACCATATCTATAACCGGATTGAGTACATGGCATCGGGTTTAGAAACCCGTGTTGTGTTTCTCGACCACCTCAGCATTCTTTTGTCTGGCTTGGACGGAGACGAACGACGAATGCTGGACATCACCATGACCCGTCTCCGCAGTCTTGTGGAACGGACTGGTATTGCCATGTTCTTGGTGTCTCATCTACGCCGTACAACTAATGACAAATCACACGAGGAAGGAGGCCGGGTCACCCTCGGACAGTTGCGGGGATCCGCTGCTATTGCTCAGCTCAGCGACTCTTGCGTTGCGCTCGAACGCGATCAGCAGAGCGGATCTAAATCAGCTTTTACAACAGTGCGAGTCCTTAAGAATAGATATTCTGGCGAGACTGGCATCGCGTGCACTTTAGATTACGACTTATCTACCTGTAAATTTAATGAAATTGAGACTCCCCAAGAGTTCGATCCAACAAATAAAACTACTTGGACCACCTAACCCACCTACACCAGAAATGGTTGAACGTGCTCAATTCGTAGACAAAACCTATGTCTGGAACCCTGGTATTCGATCTCGAAAGCAACGGACTCCTGAATGATGTTACCCGCATCCACTGCCTTGTCATCTATGAGCAGGAAACTGATCAGACTTGTGTTTACAACGATGAAGGTGACGCTGAGCCGATTACGCGCGGTGTCCAAAGGCTCGAAGATTGTGAGATCTTGGTCGGCCATAACATCATTGGATACGACATCCCCTGTCTTCAGAAAATTTACCCGTGGTTCACACCAACCGCCTTGGTTGTAGACACTCTGCTCCTGTCTCGTCTGTATCACACAGACATGCTGGACATTGACCACCGACACAAGTGGAATCAAATGCCACTGCAACTCTATGGCCGCCACTCACTAGAAAGTTACGGCTATAGGCTCGAAGAGTACAAGGGTTGCTTCGGTAAACACACCGACTGGCAAAACTGGTCTCAAGAGATGCAGGACTACTGCGTACAAGACGTCAACGTAACTAAAAAGTTATGCGACCATTTCCACCCCTACCTGACTGGTGCTCGCTAGAACACCAAGTAGCACAAATCCTCACCAAACAGGAACTCCATGGATGGTATTTTGATGAACGCGCTGCATGGCAACTGTCATCTGCTTTGCGAAGAGAGCTTGAGGAAACTTGTAGACTACTACAAGACAGGCATCCTTTCTACCCACGATCGGAATTCACTCCTAAAGCAAATAACCGACGCTACGGGTATATTGCCGGAGCAACATTCACCCGCACCACCGAATTCAATCCTGTATCACGTGACCACATAGCGTGGTGCTTACAGTGGCATTACAAATGGGAGCCGACACAAAAAACAAAAACAGGCAAAATCCTGATCGACGAGACTGTACTGAAGGAAGTTGCTGCAAGTGGGATTACGATTGCAGAGGACTTTCTGAAGTGTCTAACTATTACAAAGAAATTGGGGATGATCTCGGAAGGCATGAACGCATGGCTGAAGCTATGTACGACTGCTAGCCGCATACATCACCACTGTTCAGTTGCAACTAATACGCATAGATGTGCACACCGTAAACCCAACTTAAGCCAAGTACCCTCTGATCATGACTGTAGACAACTGTTCAAAGCAACGCCTGGTCAAGTCATGGTGGGTGCTGATCTTAGTTCCATCGAGCTTAGAATGCTCGCACACTACCTTTCTAAATGGTCTAAAGAATTTGCCGACACCCTCCTTACAGGAGACATCCATCAAGTCAATGCCGATCGAGTCGGTGTCTCAAGATCTGAAATCAAGCGGATCACGTATTGTTTCACCTATGGCGGGGGAAATCTTAAATTAGGCAAAACTTTTAATGACCAACTATCTGACGAACAAGCAAAAGCAAAGGGGGCAGAACTCAGAGAAGCGTTTGTTTCTTCTATTGATGGCCTTGCAGAATTGCTTGCGTCTATAAAAAAGGCAAGTAAAAAAGGCTACGTCAAGTCTATCGACGGCAGGCCTATCAAGGTTGAGAGTCAACATAAAGCACTCAACTACCTGCTCCAGTCAGGGGCCGGTGTTGTAGCAAAACGCTGGATGGTGCTGACAAACGAGTCTCTCAAAGACATCGACTGTCACCAGCTTGCGTTTATCCATGACGAATTGCAGTACGAAACCCACCCTAAAAATGCAGAGTATCTTTCATCGTGTCTTCTCGAATCAGCACGACGAGCCGGAGAATACTACAATCTCCGCGTACCAATCGCTGCCGAAGCCAAGTGCGGAGACAGTTGGGCTGACGTTCACTGATCCGTTTGCATGGGCTATCGGAATCTTTGAAGGTGAAGGCTGTCTAACTTTTCAGGCAAGCAATAACCAGTGGACCATGAAAGTCAAAATGACTGACATGGATGTCCTGTGGTCTTTTTACGAGGCTATTGGCTGTGTTGGTCACCTCAGTGCCCTTCGTAAAGATCCATCCCAAAAGGAGCACCATAAACCTTACGGTGTTTGGAGAACATCCAAGCGTGACGTAATCAGAGAACTTGTAATCAGATTCTACCCTTACATGCACGAACGTCGCCGTGCGAAATGTGACGAGTTCTTTGCCTGGTACCACTCAAAATGAAACTGCTCATCGACGCTGACTTCATTGTCTACAAGTGCTGTGCAGCAGCAGAGTCAGAGATTGACTTTGGTGACGACGTGATTGTTGTTACCAGCAAGTTCAGCGAGGCATACGCTGCAGTTGAACGTGAGATTGTCAAGATCCGCTCAGAGTTCATGCTTGCAGAACCTGTGCTGTTCTTCAGTGACTCTAAAAATTTTAGGAAAAAAATTTACCCAGATTACAAGGGTCATCGAAATCGTAAGAAGCCCTGCGGCTATCGCCGGGTAATTTCTGAACTTTCGATGTACTACAAGGTCATCCGCATTGCTGAGCTGGAAGCTGACGATGCCATGGGTATTTTTGCAACACATGAACCTGGCAACATCATTGTCAGTCCTGACAAAGACATGCGCCAGATTCCTGGCAGGTTGTAT